AAGATCTCAAAATCACTCGCCTTGACTCGTTAGAGCGTCCCACAGATGTGTGTCTCATCACCTTCGAGAGGGAAGCAACTCGGCCGTCGATAGTGAAGTACTTCATTGAGAAGCAAAACGCTGCGATCTTAAATCGCGTGGATTGGATTCTCTTTGGAGTGCGTCACTTGAACAATGACGACCGACCAACCTACTTCACTGATGCTACGTCCATGTGTCACCTTGAAGGGCAGACTGTAGAGTACATGGACTCCCGTCAGGAGACCTTTGTACTGCCAACTAGTTTTGGATACAGCTTGACCACCAAGCCTGGTGACTGCGGTGCGCTGTTGGCCATTCGATCGAATACAACCAACAGCAAACTTGCAGGCATGCACGTTTGTGGGACTAGCACAACTGGATACTCGAACATCATCACGAAGGAGTTCCTCATGCGTGGCCTCGTCAAGCATGATGCCAAACTGCGACATGTAGTGGATGGGGCCTACCCGATGGCTCACAATGGGAAGGAGTTCTTCCGAACCATGGAGCCAACGAGTATACCCCAACTAGGTGACGCAGTGGTACTTGGAGAAGTGTTGGAACCCAGGCGTGCGATTAAAACGGAATTGAAACCATCATCCATCCATGGAGAAGTGATGACTTCGATTACGAAACCCGCTCACCTGAGTCCTTTCACTCTTGATGGTGAACTCATTGATCCTATGGAAAAGGGCTTCAAGAAAGTTCTCTCTGTTCAGAAACCGATGAAAGCGTCTGAGTCGTCGATTAGGCGTGCTGTCCAAGATGTTAAGAATGTACATTCTGTCATCCCAGATGGTGCGATTACACGACTACTCACGTTTGAGGAATCTGTATGGGGAAATGCTGAAGCTGGAATCAATGAGCTTAACCGCAAGACCTCACCTGGATACCCCTATGTTCTCTGGAACAAGGAACCCGGTAAGAAGACATGGTTGGGAAGTGGTGAGGAGAAGTTCATCTCTCCCGAACTCCGACGAGATGTCGAAGAACTTGAAGAGCAGATCAAAGAGGGACGACGCGGTAATGCTGCGTACATAGCAACCCTCAAAGATGAGAAGAGACCCATAGCAAAAGTAGACGCTGGGAAAACACGCGTCTTTGCTGCTGCACCGATGACCCTCTCCATTTTGGTTAGGAAGTATTTTGGTGCCTTTGTTGGATCTCTCGCTCTCAACAAAATCGACAATGAAGTTGGAGTTGGGACAAATGTGTACAGTCCAGATTGGAACAAAACCGGCGAATACCTACGATCGAAAGGTAATAAAGTAATCGCTGGAGATTTCTCCAATTTTGACGGCAGTCTACGTCAGGATCTCCTTTGGGAAGTCTTTGATGTCATGAACGACTGGTACGCGGATGAATACACAACCGAGCGAACAGTGCTCTTTGACATGATCTGCAACGCAGATATCGTGTACAAGAACATGCTCGTTCGGCTCACCCACTCTCAACCATCTGGCAACCCTCTCACTGTGATTATCAATTCCATCTTTAACCAGATCGTAATGCGCATCGCGTACTACGAACTGGTGAAAGATGGAAGTGGCTTTCGCTCTCATGTCTCCCTCCAGTGCTATGGTGATGACAATGTTCTCAACATCTCGGACACCGTTGCTGATCTTTATAATCAGTTGACGATTACCGAGGCGCTGAAGAACATCGGACTCACCTACACTGATGAGGGCAAGACTGGTGAGATGGTTAAATACCGGACACTAAGTGATGTACGT